GACTAAATCCCCGCAGTCAATAGGATTGCGGGGGCTTTTTATGTCTAGAAGTCCTATTTAGAGACGGTGCCTAGCTTAGTCAAAAGTTCTTTAGAACAAGCAAAAAAAGAGATTCCCTAAGGAACCTCTTTTTATTCTATATGACTATAGAATTATTTTTTCAAGTTGTAGAATGATTTCAAACCACGGTATTCTGTTAGTACCGTTTTCAATGCGTATATAATAGGAAGAAAACCTATTAAATAAGGATATATGCGTGTAAGATGTAGACGGTAAAACTCACATAAAGTTACTAAAGTTTACACTTATTGCCCCTTATTTGCCCCCCTTTTAAACACAAAAAAGAGCTATGAGATAACCTCGTAGCTCTTTGCCTATGATGGATATTTATTATACCAAATAAAAAAAGCCCCAGCAAATGCCAGGGCTTCGACCACTACTGCCATGGTATCCCTATTGCAGTGTGAGGGGAGGTGATATACTCCTTTTTCGTTTTTTTAGTTTGCGTGGTCTTGATTAAGCGAATGAACCGAATGACGTTACACGTCGACCATTCTCTGATTGACCGACTGCGACATAGCGACGATTTCCAGAGCCGCCAATGTAGCTAATCCAGATATAGCCGTCAACGTCACACCAACCGTCATAGTTGATAGTTTCACCAGCTCCATAGACTGCCACGATTTCAGCACCTAGACCGGCACCAGCTCGAACATTAAGAGCTGATACTTCAACCGTAAATGTCCCGGTTTCCTCGTTGATAGTAATTATACCATCAAACGGGGTCGGTGTTGGTGCAGGGGCTTGTGTTTGGTTATCTGTTGGGAAATAGAACCAACCTACAATACCGTCAAAATTGCGTGTATTGTAACGAGCAGGTCCGCCAATGTATAAGCTATCAGCGTTGCCGTCGATATTCTGCTCGATAGTTCGCATAGTGTAGCCGTCTGAATCTTCGATGACTAGACCAGTGTGGCCGTATGGATGCCCTGCGATGTAGGTAGTATCCATGACGAATACAGCCCCACGACGTGGACGGCTATCAAGGTTGCCTTCTTGGTTATACTCCACTGCATAGCCTGCTGCTGCTGCTGAGTTGAGCAAGTCGATAGCATTACCCCAAAGAGCACGACCAAAGAAATTAATTGAGATAGAGTTAGGCAGGTCAACGCATTGCGTTCCCCACGCTCCATCCGCATCGGTACCGACACCAGCATCAGCTAGGCCTTCCGCAAATTGGATAATGTCGTTATCTGTTGCCATATTAATATCCTCCCTTATCATTTCGAGGTTTGTTGTAGCTCAATGCACGCTCACTGTCTGCTACCCCCTTAGTTGTCGGATCTGTTACGATTCCGAGGATAACCAAGATCACAACGAAAGTATTTACACCCTCTTGGATGTTGCTAGGGATATTAAGCCCAAACTGTTGCAGCATAAGGAATACTGCTGAGATAAGAGCTACTAGAGTAGCTTTGTTTTGCAAACGTAGTTTAAAATTAATCATTTTCTTTTTCTCCTTTTTCTTCATTGAGAAAGAATTTATCTTTATCAATATTTTTCTTAATGTATTTGTCGATATAAGGGATTTCCACCCCTAATGCTGATAGGCTAGCCAAAATACTAGAGCCGTAAGCGGCAATCATGGCAAAGATAAATGTATCTAGGACACCGCCCAGATTCATGAAGACCGCAAACGGATAGAAGATGGCTACAAACGTAAACATGGCTATGTGACCGACCAGCCCTTTTCTAAATTTCGAGCTTGAAAACTCATGGAAGGCCCAAGCTCTTGCCACACCGATGGCAATGTCACTGAAAATGATAACCATTAGCAGAAACACCCAAATGTGTTCGTCTATTCCGTGGTCGTAGAAATCTTTGACCACTTGAAAGATGCCAAAGATCCCATCTGGTTTGTGCATTTAACACTCCTTAACATATTTATTTAACCCCCATTTTTTTAAAACAAGAAATTCTTGATAATTTCGTCAGCAATGACCTTGTGTCCTAAATCGCCCGGGTGGCTCGCCACACCAGCGTTAGTGATGGTGTAGTTAGAACCATCTGGAAGTCTCAACACCTTGCCCATTTCAGACTTGTATTTAGCATCCTTAGAATACTGATAGATGTCAACGAATGTAACACCCAACGGCTTACAAATACGCTTGATTCTTTCTACGAAATCCGGTGAAGCGTAGTAGATACCGGCCCAATAGATTAGAGCTTTTGGCGATGCCGTCCTAATCCAGTTCACAAGGTTAGGGATGTCTGTTTCAAGGTTCTTCCGTTTCTCGTCAGTATTCAAGTTGTCACCAAATTGCAAGATGACAATATCTGTATCAGGACCTAGTGACTGCTTCATTTTACTGTCGAATGTCCCACGTCGATTGTTTGGATCAGATTCCCAATCTGCACCATTACCACGCTCAACCACTGCGCTAGGGTTCTTAGATAAGATGTAGTTCTTAACTAATGTGAAGTAATCTTTATCTGGTGCACTTGCAGCCATCCCCATCCCCTTAAGCCATGGATGGCTCAAGATTGAGTTACCAAACACAGCTACACGGCTAGGAATGTTTGAAACTGTTGACAGATTGCCATTGTTATCAACTAACAAACGGAATTTAGTACCATTCGGACTGGTAATCATTGGCGTTTTCTTGAAAAGCTCCAATTCCGTAACGACAGGCTCGATTTTATCCGTCTTCTGCTTCAGCGTCTCAACCTTTTCAAGGGCGCTCTCATTAGCTACACGATAACTGAATGGAATTGCCTGCCCTGTTTCGTACATAACCTTTCCAGAATACCCAGCGTTGTTAGTAACATGTTGAGCGTCCTGAATCAAGTTGCGTTCACCCTTAGAAGCATAAACACGATTGTCATGAGATTCAAAAAATAGCTGTTCGCCAAAGAAGATTTCCTTATCTTCACCACGGATATTCAGTGTGTTATATCCAGCTGCAAGCTGTTTCTGGAATACTCGAGGGGAAACAATCAAATCATTCTGGTCGATGTTACCGATAGCAAAATTGTATGTTCCTGCATCTTTGACATAAACGTTGATTGTGTCAATAAAGCCACGGCTCTTGTCCCATTTCTTGATAGGGCTCATGTATCCGAGATTGTTAATCGTCGTTACTTGTGTAGTATCAATGCCAGTGATGTCTGAACCAAACTGCACTTTTGATGTATCCGGCATGACGAATGGCACTTTTGAAGCAATGGCACTAGAGCCAAAATCAAGGTTTTCAAGATAGTGAGCTTGAGCGTTTCCGCCTTGGATAACCTTTGTGGGTTCGTCTGATGTCAAGCGACTAATAAGAATGTAACCGTTAGCTTCGGGAGTGAAATCTTGATTGACTAACACGTCTGTAGTAGAGAATGTTTTAAGTTTCTTACCCGAAATATCAAAGTAATGAGTGAATACACCACGGACGTTTTTTAGACCGTAAGTAACGCCAGCTTGCATGTAGAGTTTAGGATAAGTGCCCCATGTCGGAGCGTCGTAAGTCCCGTTCCCACTACCAGACCAAGCCTTCCCGACCTTAAATGTACGTTCATCAACCAGCTGCTTAACGACATTAACGAAACTCAATTCCTCGGGTTTAACATCTAGCGTCAATTTAGGAATTTTAAGGGAGATGTATCCGTCTGGCAAGTTAGAGAAGTCAACGTTAGCCTTTTTCAGTTCTTCAAGAGAAGCGTTGAATACTCTAGCGGTTTCGTCTGGTTTTGAAGATACATATAGCGTGCAATCTTCTGGTGGGATGTACTCCATCGTTACTAAGTCGTCCGTTTCAGAAAACTTCTTAACAAGTCGTCCACCGTCGCTAGAAACTGCAAACGAGAAGATTCCACGGATATTTGATAGATAGTATTTAACCCCTTTTTTAATGGGAATCGGCATGAATCGAAGCCATCCATTAGATGACCACGTTCCAATGGCTGTATTATTCCAAAGGTAAACCGAACCTTCAATTTTATCTCTCAAGAGTTGCTCGATTGATTCTGTGAAGTCGATATTATCGGCTGTCACTTCATCAACATTAAGCCCTCTGGATTGATAGACACCACCCTCTTTCCAGTGACGGTCTCCCTCGTTGAAGTAATACCATTTCCCTGTATTACTTGCTACTACGATACCGTTGGCACCGTTTGGATAAGTACGCTGGATTTCTTCCAACGAGCTAAGAACGGCCTTAGGAGCGTTTGACGAAATGGCATTGAGTTTTGACTCAACCCATTTAGTGCTGGCTTTCCCATCAAGATTCTTGGACATGTTGTCGAGCCTGTCTGGGAGCGTGTTATACGTGTCCCTTGACTTCACGACTTCCATGTCAGTATTTCCACTCTTAGCAGCGTCATCATAGGTAATTTCCATACCTCGAGCAATCGCTTCTCGAACATCCGCACCCTTGGTTTTCTTACGGATAGCGTCAACAAGGACGCTGATTTTATTAGTGTTTTCGAGAGGGGTCACATCATCGTATAGATTCAAGCGTCCCTCTGCTTCATTTTGTGGCATTAAGCACCTCCTAATTCGTTTCGTAATCGAGCGATTTCAGCTTCTAACTCGCTGATACGTTGAGCACGCTCTTGTTGACTCATGTTAAATGCTGAGAGTTTAGCGTCGTAATCAGCCTTAGCGACATTGTAGTCTGCAAGGGCTTTATTATAAGCTTCACGTTCAGCATCCGTCGCATTCGCACCAGGAGCCGTCGGAGCTTTTGGTTCAACCGGTTTAGACTGACTAGCAGATTTAAGAGCAGCCAACTGAGTATTCAACTGTTCTAGCTTCTTCTGCTTAGTAGCTATTGACTGGTCTAGCTTGAGTTTTTCAATCGAGCTATCAGCTTCTTGCGTTTGCAATTGGTAGGTTGATAATGATTGAGATTGTGAACCGATGGTTAAATCAACCGTTTGGGGATTGAGTATATCAATTTTCTTTTCCAAGATTTGCAGTGTTTCAATCCCTGACAGTGGTGCATTGATAATCTTGTGCTTGTTCCCAATTCTGAACTTGCTATATCGACTATCAATCAAATAGCGTTCAACGGCTGAAATCGTCCATTTCGCTAGTGCAATTTTTTGATTTCGCAAGTATTGTTTTCCACGCGCCAAGAGAATGCTAGGATTGTCGATTTCCGTCCAGATAACAGATTTCCGAATGAATCCAAATTTTTTAATCAAATCTTCATCAGCAAGATACATTTTCCCGTCATTGACGCTCCTAATGTCTAACTGTGCCCGTGTTACATCAGGGCTCTGGTCTTCGTCCTGCCCTTGGTTTTGGCTTTGCAAGTCAGCACCAATCGGTACAATGATAGTGGCTAAACCGTCAAAATCAACCTCACGACTGGCAGACTTGATGTTTTGACCTAGTTTGATAGGGCTTTCTTTAGTCGTCCCAATGTCCTTGGTCCAATCAATATACAATTTAGTATTAAGTTCCCTTAGTGTGAGATAGCCACCGATATTATTAACGATGCGGTCTCTCACAGTGTCCCAGCTTGAATCATAGCCGATGTAACGGAATGGACGGTCTGACTTACCGTGAACCGTGATGTTTCGTGGTGTGATTCGCTTAAACTCCTCGATTTGAGAGTTAGCAGATTCGAAGATAATTCTGAAATAGTCTTCAGTCCCTTTGTTAGCCAATTTCTGGAACCATTGCGCTGAATCGTGAAGGTATGATAAGAAGTCCTCACAGACAACCTTTTGAACGAAACCATTCGTTGACATTTCGTTGGTCGTAGTTAAAACCCTACCGACGAACTCAACCTCATTATCTCGCAGATTAACCACCTCGATAATTGACTTGAACGGTACCATCTTCTGATACATCGTATGGTCCAATGGAATAGCAAACTCTAATTCATGAATACTATTGACAGCTTGTTTGATTTCGCCATGAACAATCTTATTACCTCTTGGACTGTATGGGTCGTGGATAACTCTACGGCTTGCAGTGGTTCGATTGAGCTTATCCCAACGCCTATCGAGGAAGCTAGGCCACCAGTAAATGGCATAGCCTGCTTTTTTTGATAAGCCCTCTGGTGTATCTGGAACAGTAATCTTCTTACCGTCCAGGTACTCTTTTTGTCCGTTTGTTCCTACTACATAGAAATGGGACTGGTAAATCCCACTCTCAGAATTATGGTCGACTGTATTGATAGTACAGTACCAGTCACCGCTCCATTGTAATGCACTATACCAGATAAGGTCATCTTGCCCTGACTGGTCTGTCCACGTTGGAACTTGCAATTCAGAAATGCCAATACTTGACCTTAGACCTTTAACACGAATAGCATAGCCTGTGCTACTGACATTGAAGATTTCAATACTATCGCAAGATACTGTCATGTCATCACCTCATTAGAATAGTGCATTGCTACTGTGCCATTTCCTTGAGCTTCAAAATAGTTGATACCAATGTCGAGCGTGAGAGCAAAATCTTTGTTCTCGCCTTTTTTGAGATAGTAAATTGTCCCGTTAGCGTCTTTTAAAGTTATATCTTCACTGCAAATGATTACTGGGCTGATTGATGTATCTCCAGCGTTGACGAAATAGACTGGTGTCTTCTTCTTCTCATAGCCTAGATACCATTTAGTCCACGTTGAATTGTCATTTTCAAAATCAAACGTATCCCACACATCGTCAAAATATTCATCTTCGTGAAATGCGAAAGGGTAGCACTTAAATACAATGGTAGCGACCAGATTCTTCTTAATCGGATCGTCTGCTACTTTGATGTGCTTAACCTTACCCATCCAGTAATAGCGTCTATCGTGCGTATCTCTCAACTTGCGTTGTGTTTTAGTAACCATACTTGACTTAATCTGCCTTTCAGCAATCTTACGATTCTCGTAAGTCGTAAATGGTAATTTGAACTCATACGTAATTTCTCTTGACTCGAACACACGTTCTCCCAGCGCAGAAGAGAAGTCAAGCTCCCCTTGCATGTAAGGGATAGACTCAACGATTTCCTTCTCGTCTGGTGTCGGTGCCTCACGTTTTTGAAGGTACCAACCAGCGTCACGACTATTAAAATCGCCGAATGATATATACTCTTTAATTTTAGTAATCATAATCTGTGTCGTCCTTTCAAAGTTTTAATCGTATCAATAGCACTGTTGAAATTATTGACAGTGCCACCAACCAATGCACCAGTATCTAGTACCATGTTTTGACCTTGTGCAATTTGTTCCTTGACGTCCACAAGAGCGTCAATGACATCATTAAGCAAGCCTGCTGAGTGAGCAGCATAGGCTTCTTGACGGGCTGAAATGGTAGCGTCTGGCGTTTTATCTCTGAGCACTTCCATTTTCAACTGGCTAGCCATGTTTGAAGTGGCGCCAGTGAGCATGGCATTAGCTCGAACATTGAACCCGTTGACTTGGTCACGGATGTAGTCCAAGCTATTAGCTACCTCTGGCGCTGATTCGTCGATACCTCGAGCAATACCAAGCCCAATCCACCAACCAACTTCATCACGGAATAGGTGAGATGGTGAGTTGATTTTGGCTTTAGCTCTTGCCGCTCGTTCCGCTTGTGCCACAAGGGCGTTAGCTGCCGCTGTAACTGCTCCAAGAGCTGAGTTCATACCTGCTGCAAGCCCTTGTCCGATGTAAGCTCCGGCTGCGAAGAAGGCGCCATAACCGCTACGGGCTGCGGCTGCCGCTTGGTTAACCGCTGCTTGAGTAACTGCAACTAATTGCTGTCCACTAGACTGCATGGCCGAAACCATTTGAGCGCCGCCTGTTCTAACTGCAGCAACGACTTGGTTCATACCGTTTCTAACCGCTGAGACAATCTGATTCATGAACGCTTGTGTGCTAGCGACCATTTGCATACCACTAGAGCGTAGTGCTGCAGTCATTTGCATAGACCCAGACGTTACCGCTTGGACTGCTGACATCATGCCGGCACTAACTGCCATGCCTAGTGACATCATCGTAGCTTGTAATGTCATTGCCGCCGCTCCAACGGTTGCGAATACACTCGCTAACATCATGACTTGAGCGCTTACGACTGCTAGGCCAGCACCAGCCATTTGGGCCGAACTAGCAAGCATAGCAAGCTGACTAGATACCATGGTAGCCATCATGGAAACCATGCTGAAACCAGTCTGAGCGGTCATGAGCTGAGCACCAAACATGGTCACTGCTGAGCCTGCCATCATAAGCTGGCTAGTCATTTGCATTATCGATGTGGCAAACATCATAAATTGAGTGTTTAGCATGGTCAATGAAGTACCAATCATCATGAATTGAGTACCTACAAGCGTTAAGCTAGTACCTAGCATAGTTGAGCTAGTAGCCATCATGGTCATGCTCGTAGTGATCATAGTTAACTGAGTAGCTAACATAGTTAAGCTAGTAGTTAGCATAGTCATGCTTGAACTGATAGAAGTCATGCTAGCAGTCAATGTCAATGAAACTGTACTGAACTGAGTTAGACCAGTCGCAGCAACCATCAAGGCTGGTGCTAGTGTCATGATTTGCGTCCTAAAAGCAGTGATAGGAGCTACAATAGCCGTTAAACCGGCTAGCGATTGACTAGCTTGATTTGAGAACGTGCTAAATGCAGTACCTGCTGTGGTCAACAACGATTGTAGGTTCGTGAATGACGATTGAATACTTGTAATCGTGCTAGAGAATGATGTCAAACCAGATACAGCACTAGATGCTGAGCTAGACACCTTGCTCATACCATTACCAAGGTTTGCCATGCCGGTACCAGCTTGAGCAAGTCCTGCTGAGTTGTTACCAATAGAGCCTACACCTTTAGCTACTGCTGCAAGAGACGCAGCCATGTCTCCAAGATTAGTGTTGGTAATCTTAACCACACCATTAGCGAGCTGATTGAAACCAGACCCCGCTTTTTGAGCCGCTGTCCCAATCGAATTGAACACATTAGCAAGGCTATTCAATACGCTACTGATTGCACTGCCAGCGGAAGTAATCACGCTTGAAATACCTTCAAACGCTGACTTAATACCAGTTCCGATACCTTCTGCCGCTGTGCTGATTGATGTTCCGACTGATTGCACTACGCTAGCAATGCCTTGCAAGGCTGCACCAATAGCGGAACCGACAGAACTAATAATGCTTGCCACACCACTAAGAGCCGTACTAATAGCCGTACCGATACCCATTGCAGCGGTAGCGATTGCCATTCCTGCTGCTGAGACAACTGACGCAATGCCACTAAAAGCAGCACTAATCACACCACCAATAGCTGTGATGATAGGCACAATTTGTGTTATCGCTGTGACAATCGCTGAAATGATTTGGGTAATGATAGGTGCGAGAGTTTGAACAACCGTAACGATAGCAGAAATCACTTGACTAATGACTGGAGCCATCGTCTGAACGACTGTAACAATCCCTTGAATCAAGGTCATAATGACTGGCGCTGTTGCTTGGATAGCTTGCACAATTACTTGTAAAACCATTGCAATCTGTGGTCCGAATTGCCCGATTACTTGAGCAACTTGAACGATACAATCCGAAATGACCGGAGCGATTGCCACGATTGCGTTAGCAATAATTTGAGCTACTGCCGTAATTGTGTCGCTGATAATTTGGACAATCGGAGTTACTGCTGTAACTATCTGGCTAATCGCAGAGCCTAGAGCGGTAGCCAAACCACTAAAAGCGTCAATGATAGCCGGTAGCGTTCCTAAAATGGAAGTCCAAGCATTACCAAATGCTGTAATGGCTGGGGCTGCATTGCCTAGAGCAGTGCCGATAGCTTCAACAAGTGGTGAAAGTTTGGCTAGACCCGGTGCTGCTTCACCGACTGCCTTGACGACAGTGGCAAAGGCGGTTCCGAACGCTTCAACGATAGTTCCTGCCGCTTTACCGATTGATTCGACAACAGTGCCAAACGCTGAACCTATGGCGTTTAGAATTTGTGAAACACCTTGCGATTGAGTGGCCAAAAGGGAGAATGATGCCACAATAATACCGATACCAGCACCGATTCCGACTGCGGCAATGGCTACCGATGCACCGAATGATAGCAAGGTCGCTGGATTCAACCCTTTAAGACCTTGTAGAACATATTTCATCCCTTGTCCGAAACCTTTGTAAGTTTCAGCAATACCTTTGAATATGGCCGTCAAGATTCCTTTGATTGCATTACCAGAAGACTTGATAACGTTGGATATTCCACTAAATAGCTGAGTAATCGTCGACTTAGAACGCCTAGCGCTATTAGCAGCTTGTTCTGTTCCTTCTGCAGCGTCCTCTCCAAACTTCTTGAATGGGTTTAGACTCTTGATGAAGTCCAAACCTTTCAATGCAATGCCTACCGCTGAAATCCCAGCTTTGGCAGTCATGAACCCTGCTACCATTGCCAAAATCCCGCTAGTGATTCCATTTAGGACACCCGGCGGAATTGCACTGATAAACCTAGATATTGCTGAAACAACTTGAGAAATCCAGCTAACTAGCGTTCCAAGAGCTGAGCCAATGCCTGAAATGATTGACTGCACTTGTGATCCACCAAGCACCTCACCGAGCGACGAACCGATAGCCTTGAGAGCGTTCCAAGTATCTTGCACTGCTGCCTTGAACGACTGAAACGCTCCGGTATCGGCAAATGAGCTGATGAAACTTCTGACTGATGTTGTGGCAATATTCAAGGCTTGCGAAATACCGTTAGCGATATCACCGAACACTGAGCCAATGCCTTGCATAAGCTTGCTACCGTCAATATTGCTAAATAACTGCTTGATTGAGCTACTAATGTAAGTAAAAGTAGCACCTAGATTTTTCAAGGCTCCTGTATTTGAAAAGCCTTTCCAAAGCGAAGACAACCCACTGCCAATCTTGTCAGCAATGCCGTTGAAATCCATTCTTTCAATGGCATCGGTTAACCCTACTACCGCTTTGATACCAATCTGATTGAGTTTCTCAAATTGTGGCATCAATTTAATACCGATAGACTCTTTCAAGCTATCGATAGCTTGGTCAACAGTCTTGAACTCTGTCGCCATCTTACTGAACACTGGATTGTTACCGGCTCTAGTTATGGCATCAAAGAAGTCCTCGGTCTTAATCTTGCCATCTTGAACAGCTCTGACCATTTCATCGGTACTCATGCCCATTTCTTTCGCAACTGCGGCAATACCGGCAGGCGTTTGCTCCATCATGAGCTTGAAGTCTTGCCACTGGACCTTGGGTTTAGCTGCCATTTGGGTTGCTTGTTGACTCAAGGTTTTCATGGCTTGTTGTGGGTCTAAAGCTGCCGCTGCAAGTCCCCCGAACCCCTTAACGAGCTCGGTTGTATTCTTTGTTCCAACCGCTGCTAACTGAGAGTAGGTAGCGGCCATATCGGACGCTGAATAGATTGTTTTGGTAGCAAAGTCCTGCAACTCACCTTTGACCTGTCTAATTTGGTCAGTAGGCATCCCAATCTGTTCCATGTTCCCATCGAACATCTTCCATGCTTTGGTTGCACTATTGAGCTCACCTACCATGGATTTGATACCACCGCCAAGGGCACTAATACCGCCCATGATAGCACCACCAATCAAGTTAGCACCGAGGACAGATTTGAAGACCGAACCGACTTTACCAGCTGAACCTTTCAAGCCCTCTAATGCCCCTTTGATACGTTTAGCCCCACTTTCAGCGTCTTTTCCATCGAATAACGCCTTGATAGTGACTGTACCATCTGCCATAGATTATCCCTCCTTTCTAAAATTCTTCTTCGTATTCTTCATCTTCCTCGATATCATCGTAAGGGAGAGCATAATCTTTCTGAAGCCTACGCATTTCTTCTTTGTATTCTGCCGAGTCGCCCTTTTGTGGCTTCCATTTCCGGATTTTGATAACTTCCATGAACTTGGTGCCCTCTGGCAGTCCAGAAAGTAGAGCGTTGAATTTCTTCCAGTGAAGTTCGCCCTGGACATCGAATAGATCAATGCCATAGGCTTGCAAGAATGACGCATAGATGTAGTCACCGTCGTACCGAATATCATAAGGCGCTTGTTCTTGCTTGCCATTGTTTGCTGTGGTCTTCATAGGATTACCAGCAAGGTCATACTCGACATGATTGTCCTCTACTGTTGAAAGGCTGATATGCTCTTCAAAAACCTCGTTAAACACCTCTGACATTTCCTCGACAGTGAAGTCTTCTAAGGTCTCACCGGTCAAGATACGAATGCCAAAATGTGGTTTAACAAACTCTGGAACATCTTCATCCCTCCACATCTCAAAGAGCCGTAGAACATTATCAAAGGACAGATTAAGAGGAAATTCTTCATCATCGATTACTAACTTATCCGTTAGTTTTCGTGATAAATCAAGCATTCAAATACTTATCGAGGGCTGCTTTTGAATTTTGGTTTTCAAATTCCTCTGAAATACCTTTGATAGCTTCAATCAGATAGAACATAGCGTTAATTGTTGACTGACCAGCAAACGCATAGACTTGATTAAAGGCTTCTTTGTCGTCAAACACTTGATTGAAACCATCTTCTACCAATGTTTTCAAAGCTCCGAGAGCTTCCTCGTCAGTAGTGTTTTGGAACGCTTGCCCTTTGGCTTGCAAGTCCTCACCAACTGCCTTCATTCGCTGGATGTTGCTATCTGACACTGGGAAATTAAGTTGGAATTCACCAAAATCTACAGGGATGACATTGCTACGTTTTTTAATTACTACCATGTTGTTATTTCTCCTTTAATACGAAAAAAAGAGGGTAAGGGCTAAACCCTACCCTCTTAGTTGTCTTATCTTGTTTTATTTAATTAGTGATTATCCACCGACTACCGGTGAACCAGTTTCTGATGATGCACCAGAAGCGGCCACTGGTGTTCCAGCAGGTCCAGAAGCTGCACGTCCAGTAGGTCCTGACGTGATTTCGTGTTTCTCTGGTGTGCGTGACCAGTTTACTTGGAATTTGATGGTTTCAAGCTCAGAAGCTTCACCGTCACCAATTTCGATCTCAGAAAGTCGTGCAAGACCTTCTTTGTATGATTTACCGTCTGGTGTTACTTCCTTGTACCAAACAATGAGGTCATCAGCTACAGCGTCTTCCTTGTCAACGACAAAGTTTTGAGCTTTATCAGCATAATCACGGTGGCCCTCAAACGAACGACCACGAGATTTTGAAGTGATAACTTTTTCTTTGGTACCATCACCGTCAAAATATGCTACGTCATCGTCTTCTGCGTCATTCTCTGGTGCAGATTCTTTGATACCCTTGGCAATCCACATGTATTTGTCCTCTGTTGGGACTTTATCTGGATTCTCTGGGTCGTAAGGTGCAATGTAATGCTTACGAATCGCATTTTTAAATTTAGCCATTAATTAAGGCTCCTTTCTACTTCTAGTCTTGCCTGTAGGTCAAGTAAATAAATATAAAAACCTTGCTCGTCGGCATCGTTTAAGCTCGGTGTCTCGACGGTCAAGGCTAAGAATGTGTATGAATTATTTGAACTTGGTAACTCAAATCCGATTTTGGAAAGCTCGGTGTTTATCTTCCAGAGAATGGCATTTAGCTTTTGCTGATCCTTTGATTTAATAGCTATCTCATAAGGTAGCGATAGAATCTGGGTGCCAGCCATGTCTTCGTCTTCCACTTTGCCACCCGGCAAGGGATAGACTGAGAGACTTTCGTCCTCTGAAAGATAATCAAGCTTGCATTTCAGCGGCAATCCAAGCGTATTGATGAAGTTTGCGAGAACTTCTGAGAAATCGTTGTCGTTCATTAATTAACCCCCATAGCTCGTAAGGCGACTTTGCCCCACTCTTTAGAATATTTAGAAGACGCCTTCTTGTCCCAGCGTTTCCCAGTCCCTGGAGTGGTGTACTTGCTGAAAGTCCAACTCTTGTTTTTGTTGTAACTAGACCCATAGAATTGAGCCCTTGCATAAGGTCCCGGATATCTAATACCATCGCTAAAAGCTGAACCGCTACCGCTCAAAGTTCCATCTCTACGAGGAATGAACTGTTCCATGTCGTCTATCATTTGGCTAATCATGGCAACCTTTCCACGTTTGACTGCCTCTGGACTGCATTTTTTTTCAAGCCCTTGCAAGTCAACTTTAACCGTTACATTAGCGCCCATTAGATCACCTCGATTTCATAACAAAACACTTTATTTTGTCTTGGATAGTAAACTGGAATAACGGAACGAATCTTATAATCTCGTTTGCCGTCGTTAATCAAGCCGTTTTCAAAACTTTCATCAAGAACGACTGGGCAATGTTTCGGATAGACAAATAAAACACTGGGCTTTGATTCGCTACGGTTGTTAGTCGACCCGCTAACATTGAACTGCCTATCAAATCTAACGGGTTTTAGGGTTGTGGGCTCATCATATGTTACTTTCCCCCAGACATCCGTTTCTCCCGTTAGCTTTTTGATTGTTACAGTATCAACCAACATGCGTTTATCTATCATAGCCCACCGCCTTACAGCCAAAACCGGCTAATGTCAGCCAGTTTAGAGCGTCAAGAGATAGATTGTACTTCTGACCACTGTTAGACGACTTAGAGCCGTTCTGATAGCTTACATGAGTACGTCCGACAGTCATGCTTGCAAGTGAAGATTTGTCCTCAGCGGTCATGATGCCGCTTGAATCAAGATAAGCGATTTGATAAGCTACCGCCTTCTTGACCGCTTGCTTGCGTGGTTCAAAGTCCGTTTCAAAATCGGTGAAGTCGTAGAAGTTTTTGATATACAAATCAACAATGAGCTTAGCTCTAGCTGCTAGCGTTTCAAAGTCTTCTACGTCTTCAAAACCAAGTTTCAAAAATTCTGTTTCGGTTAAATAGGTCATTTAACCACCTCCTTCTTTATTTTAGGAGGTCTAAGAGTTCCGCTTTTGTAAGTGCAGAAATACCAGTCAAGCCTCGTTGTTGTGCAATGATTCGCAAGTCAGCAACGGTTTTATCTTCTAGTGTTTCAGTCACTTCTTCTTTAACGTCATTAACGGGTGCATCTTGCTCGCCGATAGTGTGACGACGCATTAGCATTCCCATTAAGCACCTCCGAATTTAACGACTTTTGAATCGTCATAGAGATAAACACCGTAGTATTCATCACCAGAATAAACAGTCGTTTTCTTCAAAATGTCACGGTCATTTTCAATCATGACATCACGTTTCAAGTTGATCACGAATGCTCCATATTTGGCGTCATCGTCTGTATCTGTTTGAAGTGAAGAAACTTTGACAAGGAAGCCTTTACCCTCTTCGACCTTTTTAGTACGTACGATTTGCACGCCAGCAACTTCACCGAAAGTACCAGATACGACTACATCAGCACCGACTTCTGAGCCTTTGAGCCAGTTTTGACCGGCATCAGCACGCAATTTGATAGCGTCTTTTGGATTGATAAGGGCCACATAGCGTGCATCTTCTTCGTCCGCAAAGATTACCAAGGCTTTGTCAATGTTAGCTACTGAGACAGGAGCTTCAGTAATGTTTTGTGTTGCTGTTTTAGCCACGTCTACAAGGTCGTTGTCGACTTTGTTAGCGATAGCCAAAGCAATCTGATTAGTAGCTTCACCATAGACATTGCCGTGACCAACCAAAGCAGCCTTATCGGTAATTTCAATAGCTTTACCGGCTTGCTTGATTTTCATTTTTGTTTCTTTTGTGCCAAGTTGGTCAACCGGAATTGCTTGACCTTCAGTGATTTCAGTAGCATCACCAGAGTAAGTCCATTGTGGCACTGTAAGCTCATCCCCTGGACGGCCTACGAGAGTAGTTTCAACCACGGCTAGTGGTGTGAATTTGATAAGTTTAGGCAATTTAGCTGATACCATATCAGCCATAACCTGCGGGTTAATGACTTGTGCAGTCGTAGTAGTTCCTAGAACCATAGATTAAATCATCCTTTCAGTTGTTGATAGAGTTCTGGGTCTTTATCAAAAAGCTCTTGACGCTCATTGATTCCCATGCGCTTGAAATCTTCTTTAGTGAGACCGTTCTGATTAGCAGCTGGATTCCCACCGGCGAAGATTTTAGGCTGTTCGCTTTGCTGCTTGAAAAGATATGGGCTTGTTTCTTTCAATCCCTTAATGACCTTGTCTAGTTTAGGTTTACCAGCTTCATCAAGTTCGATTTCGTCAAAATTGATGAATTTAGCAAGGTCATCCGAATTGTGAGCGTCCACATCCTTCAAAGCTAGGCGAATAGCGTTAGATTTGGTAACTTTCGCAAGGTTAGCTTCACTGTCAGACTTGTATGCTTCAAATTTGGCTTGTAAGTCAGTTAATTGTTGTTTGACTTCCTCACTCGCTCCCTCTTTGGCTTGCAAGTCGCTGAGTGCTTGGCTCTGTTGCTTAAGTTGTTTTTTAAGGCTGTCGTTTTCAGCTTGTAGCTCAGATTTAGCTTGTGCTTTAGCATTCTCAATCCCTGAACCGTACGCATTCATCAAGGAATCGATAACCGCTTTGTCTGTAATACCAGCTTCAACTAACATGTCACGTTTTAAACTCATGCTTAAAACTCCTTTGTTTTACGTCCAAGGGACTGAATTTGCCTAGTTTTACGACATTTGACAGGTCAATAAGAAAAACCGCATCAAAATTGATACGGTTCTTTATGTAGTCTGTTCCTACAAGTCAAGAATTAGATCACCATCTTTCTGTCTTTTCTCAGCTTGATTTCAGCTTTAGCTTCACGCAAAGGGTCGCTGTAGTAGCGCTCTCTTGAGTAATCTCGGTGCAAGAATGGGTTCTGGCTTAAATAAGCCCTCATTGCTGCTTGCCTTGATTTCACTTGCCCCTTGTATTTGTTTATTAGCTCTTCATCTTCAAGTTTATTGGCAATGTGTAACATCTCCTTGGATTGCCTAATAGACCGCTCAATAGCTCTTTGTTTTGATTGCTTGTTAGCGTTCTCTATAGCTTCCTCTGGTGTCAGATTGGCAAGGTGTTCTGGAAGGTCTGGTTTGTAGTTAACTCCGACAACATAAGGTGTCAGCGTGTGGTGGCAGTTAATATCAAGACAGCCCCCAGCACTTCCATAGCCATAATCTAAAAGAGAATAGATTTTCTCGCCTTCCTCAACTCTAGTCTCACCGAATGTAACGATTTGATGTTGGATTGGCGCGCACATTTCACGAGCTGCCGGCTTCATCGAGTAATAGAATGTATCAATGCCCAACTCTTTAGCCGGTGCCATTCTAGCTTCACGATAAACCCGCCAAGAGGTTGAGTTGATAACAGTCCTAGCGTAAGCGTCGGCTCTCCACTGCTTGCCGCCCTTGTCGGTGAAACCGTAAAAGCCTTTTTCAGCCCACTTGATAACAGTGGACGATATGGCTTTTTCTGGTGTGGCTAGCCCAGTGATTACCTTTGCCACTGTTTCCTCGACGATGCCTTGATAAACCTTTCTGACGCTTTTTGGTAGCGTTGTATTAATCAGATTGTCAATGTCTCCAGTGGTCTGATTGACGTAGTTAGCTAGATTTGCCTGAATAAGGTTGTTTGTAACGAAATCACCATTACCACCTAAAGCCTCTAACAGTTGGCTCTTAGTGTCCTTATACACCTTGTAGCCCTCATTCTCGATAACATATCTCAGTTGTTCTTCAGCAACGCCAGAATACTCAGCAATGAGTTTGATGTTGGCATTGTTAAGCAACCCCATTTCACTCATTTTCTCAAGTTGCCAAATATAAGGGTTGTCTTCAAGGCTAGCAGTCCCACGCTCTCTAACTCGGTCAACGACCTGGTCGAATAGGTCGATGGTCAATTGATGGTAGATGTCAGCTACTCGACTAGCGTCAAGCATTAGCTGTTGGTCATTTAACTTGATAGGTTTTTTCTTAGCCATACCCTATCACTCCCCGTAGATATCGACCTCGTCGCTAGTCCTAAAACTATCAGCACTAACCATAGTTTCATCATTGATTGCTTGGTAAATCTCTTGTGCTTGTTCCTCGGTCACGTTAAGAGTTTTCTCAATGGCCATTGTCTTAGGTGCAAAACCAGCAGCTACCATCTTAGACCAGTAATCAAACTCAGCGTTACGGTCTGTGAATACTCCATCGTCCAAGTCCACGCTGATTTCATCCATCGTTGGAATCTCACCAGTGTAGAGATTGTAGATTTTAGCAATCTCTAGGATTGAAATAACAAGCTCTTTCAAAGACTGCTCTACAAGAGTAGCGATAGAATTACGCATTTGATAAGTGTCGGATTGCTCTGATACGACCTCAGTGGCAGTCTTCATAGATTTACCATCGAAGCTAAACATCCCAGCGGACACACCTAATTGCATCTCAAATAGGCTCAAGCCCTTGTTGATTGCCTTAATGTAATCGTCTGAGCGGATATCTGTTGTAAGGTCGGTAATACCGATACCCTTATCCATGTCGCCGCTGTCGAATTGCTCATAAACATTGTGGCCTGTTTCAAACTCACGCTTGACTGTGACCTTCTCACCAGTAGAATCATACTCAGTCTTAATCATTTGAGTAGGCACTGCGACCCTACGCTGACCCATTTTGACCTCCCACATAAATTCATCGTATGTGGTGTTGATGAAATCCATCGTAGTCTTAGCGTTGTCGAAAATAGACAAACCTAGAGGACTGTTAATGTCCTTGTTGTTCATCCCTGGCGGCTTCAAGTACGTAAATAATGGTCTTGTAAGCCCGTTGAGTGTTACAGTTTCTTCTAAATCCTCATAGAGCATTGATAGAGGGACACGTTGACCGATACGGCTCTTAGATTCAGATTCGTATAGTTCATTGCTGATTGTGTAGCTGTCCTTAGTCCACTCGTGAAACTCAATCAGACTGTAGTATTTTACTTTCTGAGCTTCTGTTTTAAGCGTCTTAGTGACAATAGCAGCACTCGACACATCTTGAGTGTTTGATTGCAATGGCAAGAATACCGGCGCTTGCACGAATGACACTCTGACACGGTCTTCATCGACATAAGGACGCATAGCAAGCCCACCGAGAGCCAGGCATGATTCCAGATAGCGCTCAAAGTTCTTGTTGAATCTATCAGTTTTCAGTGTTTCATTAATGAAATCGTTAGCCGTCTCATTATCCACTTGAATCTTAGCTTGTTCGTTGAATACGAGACTGGCTACCTTCTTAGACGCTGTACGTCCAACGGGCAAGTGGTTAAAATCACGTTTTAAATCTGTTCCATTGCTGTCTCGATAGCTCACACGGTCAAATGCACCAGCAAAGTAGCGCAAGTTGTCCATGATACGGTTATATTCCTCTGGTGAAATAGCTATTTTGGGGTGGTCGGTGATACTGTTTAGACTTTGATTAGTCATCACATAATTACTCCTTCTGAAGATGTTCTTAATGGTCTGTATGATTCCCATTGTTAGCTCCTTTAAGCCTTCAAATCTAGTTCTCTTGCGTTATCCAGTACAAAATATTTCATAGAGTCGCAACAGTGGTCATCTTCCTTGATAACCTTAGGATCGTCAGTGTGTATCGTTTTCTCATCGTATCGATACATCTTATGTTCCTCGTAGAATATCTTGTTAGCTGGAATGTCGAGGTAATAGAAACGCCCCTCAGCTAATAAACTGATAACCATGTCTATCATGGTCTGGTTCTTCTTCTTAGCAACTGGATGCCATCGTTCGCCAAAGTCTTTGAAATATTGGTTTCTTAATGCACCCTCAGCGCTATCGATTGTCATTCTCAGTTTAGGAACTCGGTACTGTTTGAGTACCTTGTCGATGAAGTTGCTAACCATGACAGTCAATTCACTCGGCGCCTTCTTAACGACTTGACCGGCTGGACTGTAATAGAATGTATCAAGCAATATCACATTACCCTTTGCAGTAAGTCCATAAGCACCGCAAGCTGTAGCTGATTGCTGGTGTCCGGTATCCATTGCGAAAGATATCCCGATAAGCCTATCATCCGTTGGCAAGCTGTCGATAGCGTGGAACGTACTCATGTTATAGACCTGATTACCAAGACCGACAGCTTCACCTAAATACAAATAGCGGTAGTAGTCGTAATCATTCTGTTTAATGCGTTCGATATCCTCAAGCATTTGTTCAGTGACGAAACCTAACTTGTCGTCCAGATACGTGCTTGAATGCGCTAGATAGTTGTCGTTAGTCTTGATGTCCTCAAACCATTCGTTTATCCAGCTATATGGATTTCTAGGTGGGTTGTACGACCAGAAAAACTGCACAAACGGGGCTTTCTCATGCTTTTGCCGCATAAAAGTAACATTAGACTGGTCGAAGTCCTCAGCACTGTTAAACTCAGCCGCTTCCTCATACCACACGGCGATGATATTCCCGATGTCATTTGATTTCAGTTTCTGGAAGTCGTCCTGGCCATAGAAATAGAAAGTCGAACCAGTACGCTTATGGACTATCTTAAACGGGCTTACAGTAGCTCTGAAATGATTGTCCAGACCAAATAGACTAATGGCCCATTGAACTTTATTAAATACGCTGTCACGGATTGTATTAGCTACTTTCCGAATGACTACCACGTTAGCCTTTTCGCCCTTCATGATGTACTTAATCATCATATAGACAAGCTTCAGCACGATTACCGAGGATTTGAAAGAGTTCCGTCCGCCTTTTAAGACGTTGTAAGGTTTGTTAGACTGCCAAACGACCTTGAAATTGGGGTTCACATTCTTCTGAATATCAATCGTCGTCATTAGGGATATCCTCCCATGCATTGATGATATTGACGTTCATAGTCCCTTCAACGCCACTGTCAAGTTGCTCTCTCAGCTTTCTGATTTCAAGTTCCATTTTTTCGGATTGTTTAGCCGTTGGATAGCGTCTCATGAGCTCACTGCCAGCTTTAATCACTTCAGCAATAGACGGAGGTTTCTTCGTCTTGACAAATCGGCCTGTCATAGAATTAAGCTCAACGACTTCCTCTGTCAGCTCTTGTCTCAATATCGAAGTGAAGACTTGCATAACTTCGTCTTGCTTTGCTATTTTCTTCTTCTCAAGCTCTTTCAGTCGTTCTTCAATATAAGCCTTGATTCTGTCATTTTCTAACAATTTATGAGCTCTAGTTTTGGCGTAATTTTCAGAATATCCAGCTTTAAGAGCTGCATTGTAAGCTATGCCAGAAATCAAGTATTCATCCGCAAATAGTTTCTGTCGTTGATTTAGCCCAATATGTCCACCTCCTCCGTTGCTAGATTTTTTGCATAAAAAAGACAACCCACAAAATGAGTTGTCTAGCTATAATTATCAATACTAATATTATACCGCTATCAAACGTTCAAACCCTAACAGTTATCAAGTGTTTTCTTTGCCTTAATCTCCCAGAAACACGAGACATTCACCGTTTCTGTAGTTCTCAGCAAACTCCAGAATCGCCTGTTCTCTCATTCGATAATATTCACTTTCAGAATATCCAAGATCCATATAGACTTCAATATTGTATTGCTTCCTGTTTCTGCAATAACACTCTATCAATATCTGGCTGTAATGCCTATCTGATAATGCGTTAATCGCTCTAACAATAGCTTGTAAATCTTGCTCAGCGGCAACCTTGCGTGTCACCATGTTTTCAGTCTGACTATGGACCAGGCCGTCGAATGATTTGGGTTCTAATGAAAACGAAGCTGTCACTTTAGGGGCGTATTCCAAGCCCGCTATCCGTGTTAGCATGCGATACCTTCTTAGTACCTTTATAGCTTTCTTTTTGGTTGCGGCTTTATCTACTTCCGCAAATAGATTGATACTTGCCATGACACCCCTCTTGTGTGATATAATAGTTGTATCGTGTTCAAAGAGTGCCGGCCATCGTGTCGGTCTTTTTTTTATTTTAGCTCAAGAAACGTTAAGAGATTTTATATTGAAAAGATTGAGTGTTTATTCTTGGGTGTCTCTCGAGCTATTTTTATCACCCCTTTCTAGATCAGCAATACCGGCATGATTGCTAATCGCTGTAGTAAATGCAATTTGACATCAATAAGAAAGAGGGTTGTTTCACATCCTTTTTTCTTAAATTTGCCGGGTTTCTGTTGAGCAAGGTCTGTCAGCTTGCTCGTGTCGAAAAAGTGT